TCAAGCACTTTGCCAGCTTCGCAATCGGTAAGGTTAATCCCCTTGTATTCGGCCATTCACCTCACCTCTATCCAGCCTGCACATAGAAGACCCATACTTCTACGGTAAGGTCGGTTGCATCCGCCCCCATCGTAATAACTATCGGGCTTTCCACACCAAGCTGTGTACCGTCCGCCTTTGAGAACGTGGCTACGGTATTCACTGGCCCCGAATTGAGGAACTTCGTGGCATTATCTTCTGCCCCTACCGACAGGTTTGTAGACGCACTGGTTTTGACCATCGATATCGGCAGCACCCTTGCGTTCTTGGGAAGCTTACAGAGTTTTATCACATCGGCGCTTGCCACATTGCCCGTGAACTTGTCATATGCTACCTGCACCTTGCCGCCCCACAGGCCCTGATCCAATACCTTCCCATCTAAGTAGTTGCCGTAGTTTACTCCGTTGTAAGTGGTCGCCATTCATATCGCCCCCTATCTCTACTCGGCGCAGAGTATCTTACCCACTCTGCACTCTTCCATCCTGGTGGCGCCGTTGTCCATGGCGATGTAGATTTGTTTTGAATAGGCAAGGTCATCACGTTCGCTTATCTTCGTAACCACGTCTTCGTTAACGGCCAGAAGCAGCCCGTCCTTCTGCCAGAACAGGCACTCACGATTACCGTTGCTTTTTGGTAATCTTTCAGATAGGATTATGTTAAACCCTACGAAGTTGGTTATCCTGCCGTTTTCCAGCGTGAACGTGCCGATGTAATCCCTGCTGGTTGCACGGGTATCACCAAGAAGCTCTGCATGCTGCTTTGCGCTCATCGCCACATAGCGGTCGTTCTCTGGCACATCGTTTTTGTTAAGCAATTCTGATGCTGCGAGCAGCTTGGCCACGTTCATGCCACAAGCCGAAGCTGGAGTTGCTTCTGAACCAACAGTATTGGCCACAGTCATTGAAGAATCATAAGCAATCGAGCTTTCGCCTTCCTTGCCAGTATACGCAGGCCCTACTGCCGCTGCGATTATCTTGTCGTCCAGCCTCCTGAACAGTGCAGCCACCATACTCTTCACATAGGCCGACGTGGGGTCAGTGAGTATCCTGGCCAAGTCGTAACTATCGACCAACCGCCCTATGTGTGTGCGTGTGGCATGCACCCTGCGCCTCTGGTGGAACTCGTCCATGATAGGCGTAGGACCATGCCTCGTAGTCATATCCTCCGCTATGTCCGGCCCTATTTGGTCAAAGAACGCATACTCTGCGTGTATCGGCTCAACCCTGACGGCTTTCGCAAACCTCGAGTCGAGCTGCTGGCAGAGTAGCTGCACGTTGGTGCTGAACTGCTTGATCATCATCATGGTAATATCATTTGCCACTACAACTCACTCCTTTTTTGTTTTTATTTTTACTTCCTCCGCCAAGGTTGTCCGCGTAGGGCCTTGTAGCGCTTTACGCCCGCATCGGCGTGAGGCTCATCGGGGCCTTTCGGTTATCCCAAGTCTGCCTCTTCGTTACCGTAGGCTGCCTCCATGAGTTTTGTGATTTGCGCCACGGCAGCCTTGTCTCCGTTTAGGTATTTCTTCTTAAAGTCTTCGTCGGACAGCAGCCTCTCTATCTCGGCCTCCGCCGACTCCGGTGCTATCGCCCTTCCCCCTCCTTTAAGCGTATCCTCGGCAAGCCCTCGCCCGAAGAAGTGCATCAGCTTCACGAACACGGGGTCTGCCTTGGCACCGCTTGCCTCAAGCCATTCCTGCAAGCCCTCTATCTCGTTTGCTGCTGCCATCAATGCCCGCTCCGCAGCCTTCACGTTGCGCTCGTAGTTCTGTCCCCACTCGTTGGCCAAGTTCTTCTTGGCCTCCTGCACCCTGTTTATGAAGTCCTGCTGGAGCTTGGCCACATACTGGCTCTCAAACTCCGCATAATGCTTGGCCAACTCCGCTGCCTGCTGCTTATTAAGTCCTGCCTTGTGCGCCCACTGCTTGTAGTTGCTAAGGAATTCGTCGTTCACCTGCACTCCGTCTATCTTTATATCATACTCGTCGGGAGTTTTAGGTCTGCCTAACTTTTCGTAAAACTTTTCCCATTCCTCTGGCGACGCATTCTCGTCTGGAATTGGCACCTTATTCTTCCCGAGCATCGACTCAAGGCTAACATAAGACTTGAACAGGTCTGCAGGTGAGTTAAACTTCTGCAATGACGGGTGGGACTTAAGCTCATCGGGCAGCTGTGCCCTCCAGTCCTCTCCGCCCTGCTGGGTAGCAGGCAAATTCAATATGCCCTCGTATCCGCCCTGCTGTGCAGGTGTCTCCTGCCCCTGCGTCTGTACAGGTGCCTGTGCTTCTCCTTCTCCTTCTGCAAACAGCTGTAAGTTAAACTCTCTTTCGGCGATTGTCCGCACTGCGGGTCGCCCTCCTTTCGTATCCCTTTTGTATTTTGTCCAATATGTAAAGCAGCACTTCCCTGTTGCCTTCCCTCCGTGCAAGTTCGTAAGGGTTGATCTCCTTTGTATCAAACATGGGGGTATTGTAGTAGAACTTGCGCTTGAGGTCGTCAAGGACCGCTTCGTCCTCGGTCTTGAACGCATCTATATACTTCTCAAGCAGGTCTCCGCTATTCTGCACTGCCAAGCACCTGCCCTAACAGCCCTTCTTCTGGCTTGGCCTGGCTTGCCTGCTTTGCAGCCTTGGCCATCGACTCCATTTGGCTCATGGCGTACATGGCGACCTGTTGCTGCTGCCTCTGCTGCCTTATGGCCTCAACTTCCTTCTGCGTCCTCAATCTCTTCTGCTCCACGCCGTTCAATAAGAATAGCTCTCTCACTATGTCGTCCCACTTCACAATGTCTATCACGTCAGGCTTCACCTGCGCTATCGGGGCTGTGATCAGTATTGCCTGCTGGATTGCCTGCAGTTCGCTTGACTTCTGTGCCCTCGCAAGCGGAGACTCGTATTCGACAAGCACTCCTGCGTTGCGGATAAAGTCGGGAGCGGGATAAAGCAATCCTCTGTCGTCCAGTATCTGCAATGTACGCCGTATAAGCGGTTCAAGGAATTCGCTCTGGAATCTCCCGAACGTCGGCCCAAGTATCCTCATGTTTTCCTCCGTGCGCTGCATCACCTCTGTGGCCGTCATGCGATCGCTTTCGATTAACGTGAGCTGCTGATAGAAGAACGACTCGTTTATGAGGCGCCTATATGCCTCTTGCATGTCCAACGACACGGCAAGTCCCTGCACCGTGTAGAGAGGCTGCGCCCTGTTGTATTGCCTCTGGCGGTAGTTGATGGCATTGGGGGAAAGGTTTAGCGTGTCAGTGTAGGCGTCCTCCTCCACGTCGAGAGGAGGCTCGACTGCCCTGTGGGCCGCCATTAGGTTGGAGTAGACCATCTCGTTGAGCGTCTTTATGTCGGCCAGCGCCTCAAGGCCAGGGCCACGTCCGTAGACCTCACCCGACGCCTTCCTCCACCTCGGACACACTGCAGGGAAGGTCTTGTAGCCACCTTCATGGAGCAACTCTCCAGTGTCGGCTGAAAAGTAGTAGGACGCATAGGGGAACTCCTTTGAGTTGGACGGCACCTTTGGCACTCCTTCTCTCGGCTCTATCACGTGAAGCACCTTGTGCCTGTCCTCGAACCGCCTTGCCTTGTACTTCTCCATGATGAATGCCGGTGTGGCGTCGCCGAACTTCTGGACGAACTGCCACACGGTGAGCGAATATTCTCTGTAGAGTGTATCAACTATGCCCTCGTCGTTTTCGGCGAGGTAGCATTCGTATATGGGAAGCGTCTGGAAGTGCAATGGCTTGTTTCGTCCCTCGCTCACCAGCATCACGCCCGTGCCTATGGCTCCTATATCGAGGTAAAGCTCGTCTGCAGCCTGCGAAAAGTTGCTGTCGCTCATGAGTTGCAGAGCTATATCCCTGTTGGCCTCAAGCCATTCCAGCGTGGCCTCGTCTTCCATGAGTGTGGGACTGTTCACTTTCAGCGAAAACCATCTTGACGACGGATTGGTGAGCATGGACTGTATCACGGCCGCAAGCCTGTTGTTGGCCCGCTCAGCCGTCGAGTCGTACATGAGGGAGTACAAATTCTGGCCCGACGTGCGCTCCTCTTCCTTGAGCCTGCGCGGGAGCACGTAGCTTGCCACGTCCCTCCACAGCGACTCCCAGTTGGAGCGCTCCGCCTTCATATCCTTAAGCCTTACCTGCGCTTGCTCGTAAGTGATCATCCGCCAAGCAGGGTCTTTTTACCAACAGTTGACGTGCTGCCAGACAGTCCTAAAGGAGATGTGTAGATGGTTTTGGTGCGTGCCGCAGCGGCCCTGCGTCTCTGCTGCGCCACCTCGGCCTCACCCTTGCTCATGTCTATTATGCTCGGTATCTCTGGTGTCTTCATCTCTGGTATGGATATTTTAGGGCTCGGCATCACTGATTTAATGAGCTGGCTTGCGCCAAGGCCCAATGCTGCCGTGCCGAGAACCGTGCCGAGTGCCCCACCTCCGAACAGGCTCCCTATAGCCGCTATTGCCCCGCTCATATCTTAACCTCCTCTGTGCGAATATACGGCGCCAACCAGCGCCTTTCTTTCCTTGCGTTTCTCCCTGATTTCGAGATTCGGCACCCTCACGTCCAAGTCCTGGTGAAACATCATATGCATTGTATCAAACATATCGTCGTGGCACTGGGCGCCTGGATACCACTTCAAATACTCCTCATCGATGAAAACCCTCGTCATGTCCTTCACGGCCCCGCTATAATCAGTATACCAGCAGTGGTAGGGAAGATATATGCGTCCCGCCTCAAACGGGGCAACGAGGGCAGATATGGCGTCCTCCTTCTTCACTTTACCGCCAACCTGCTTATTGGCCGCACTCGTGATGCGTCTTGCCGTGCCTAATGGCACAATGGTGAACCTGAAGTTTTCCTGCTTCATGCGATACTGGATGTGCTCTATATCCGCCTGCATGCCAACCTGCTCGTATCCCACTTTTACTACTTTCGGATACTGCCTCATGAGTTCAAAGAGCATGTTGGTGCGCTCCACCAAGTTGAGCCTATCCCTCACAAGCTTGATTATCAGGCGGTTGTCGAGGCTATCAACGCCGAACACGTTGAAGACCGTGTAGTCAGAGTCCTTGCCCTTCTGGCTCCCCGCTGGGTCGACTACGATGTAGATGTTCAGGTTGCGCAGGTTTTCGGCATCCCAGAACCTCAACCATTCTTCCTTAAACCTCTGGGATGATGCGGCAACTGGGTCAAGGAGAATCTGGCACGAGAATATGTAGTCTCCGAGCTCTTTCCTCTTGGCCTCGGCCGTCTCGTCGCTCCACGGCCCAACGGACTTCAGGACACCATCATCCGTAACTACCACGCCTGGCCTCCTCCGCTCAGCAGCTATCTCCTCCGCCACTATCTGCCCATAAGGATCATCAAGATCCCATCTCGTTCCGACAAACCTATTCTTGGTTATTATTTTACCACTTTTCGGGTCAGTCTTGGATAAGTTCATGGAAAGCCTTATACCAGTCATAGCCCTGTCAATCATCTCACGGCTCGTAACCGAGCGCTCAGTTATCACGTCGTCGTATATCTTTATGTCATAATGCTTTGACGTAGGCTGGGAATCATCGGAGAGGCCGTAAGCCTCGAGCGTGGCCTCCTTAGGGTTGCCAGTTCTTCTCACGATTAGCCCGTCATCCTCGTTCCACTTCGGGCTCTCCTGCTGCGGCCTCATGTAGAGCACGTCTGGAAACAGCTCTTTAAGAAACCCGTTCTTCTCGAACTCCCTCTTTATCTGGGACAGGAACTGCTTTGCCATCGGCCTCGTAACGGAAAAGATACATATGGTAACCTCTGGATTCTTCAATATCTCCTGCACGGTGAGGGCGAAGGTGATCACTGTGCTTTTGTAGTGCTCACGGCTCCACAGGTCGACGAAACCATCAGGGTTAGCCTGCACTTCCCTGCTTCTTTCAAACACCCAGTCGTTGTCGGCAAACGAGCAGTTGAGGCCGTAAACTATCAAGAAGAACAAGTCCCCCAAACACAGGCTCCTCAGCGCTTCCCTTAGCGCCTGCTCACCCATCTTCCACGCGCTGGCTATCACGGAGAAATAATATGCGTGGGCCTTCTGCCGCGTGTCCTGCAGAACAACACCGTATTCATTCGTCGCTGGCATTTGCAAATTCTGCGAGGAGGGCTTTGATCTGCTCATTTCCGCTCTCGGCAATCTTGGCTCCCATTATGGCAAGGAGATTCTTAACTTGCCCTTTTAACTCGATGTTCGTGGACTCCGTCCTCTCCGTTGGCTCGCCTCTCACAAGCAGGTCGTGCCTGTCCACGCTTATGTAGTCCTTTATCGTCCTAACCCTCACCTTGCCCTCGTTCACCATCTTGGCAAAGTCGTCCTTGAGTTTCTGGTTGATTTCCATGGTCTGAAGCTTGGACTCGACTGTGTTGCGCACGAGGGCCTTGTGAGTGGCTTCGACCTGGGCACGGTCAAGTTCTTCTATGCGTTCGCGCCACTTGAAGATCTGGGAATAGCGCTCGACGCTCACCTTTGATATGCCCAACTTCTGGGCCACGGCCTTGAGCGAGCGCTTGTCGCCCATCTCGTAGTAGGTCTTGAAGGCTTGGGCTGCGATGGGTGTTTCCTTAAGGGGGTACTGGGTGTTGGACTTACGAACCATCACTTCACCTCCGTAG